AGTTATTATAAAGCAAATTGTCTGACTTTTTTAAATATTTTAAGATTTTAAGCTCCAAGGAATTAACCGTAATATTAACCCTTGGAGATATTTGTACTTTATGCATACAATTGTACTACTAGATTAGTATGTACCATAATACACCACCTAGCGTTCCTGCTAGTGTAAGTATTAATGTTCCACTTACTTTAATTATTGACCTTAACGCTGAGTTTTCTTTTTCCGTCAACCTAAGGGCTATTTGTCGCATCATCTCTTCTAGCGTGTCGAGACGTTGATTTGTTGCTACTTGTCCGTTTTGCAAATTTTCTAATTCCAGTTTTAGTTGCTCATACCTCTGGGCGCACAGATCAACATGCACTTCTAGATTATGTTTTTCAAATTCAGTGGTAGACATTATAACTAACTCCTATTATATTTAATCTCGTTTGCCATAATGACTTCAGCCTGGGTATTAATTGCCTTGAGCTCGGATTTAATTGTCTCCGAATCACACTCTTATTTAACATTAAACCGATCAAATTAAAATGCCCGTTTATTTAATAAAAACGTTTGCTAACTGCCCATAACTTAAAAAGTATGGAGGATATTGCGGCACAGTTTCACTAAGTGCAGGCACAACAGGAACCATATGTAAGTCGTTGTATAACGCTTCATGATTTTCTCCAAATACCATTTGTCTGTCACAATAAAACTCCAATTGCCAAACAGCAATATAGTCGGGCAAATTTGGATTTGGGAATACAATGTTATAGCCCGATTCGGGTATATTATAATATTGATATGTTAAAACTGATGTGTTGTGTATATTTGATCGCAAACTTATTACTTGACACAACGTATCAAAATTTCGTTGTTGATTGCGTTTAATAACATAGTCATTGCTATTATTCTTACTTGTGCCATTAACACCTGTTGGTGTAATGTCTACGGTGGTGTAAATGCTATAAACATAATTCATGATAATAAGTGTCCATAATCGTATAATCCCATGTAGGGTAAACTACTAGTGTTATTTAACGGATCGCATTGAGCAAACCATTTTCCTAATTTAACGCATTCGTTTGCGTCTTTGCAGAGAATAATATCAATTGCATCGTATCCTAACTGCACTGCACTTTGATATCGGTTACTTCCCATTTTAATAGCCCATATAGAACCGTCTTCGGTGATACAAGGTGCTACATATCGGCACTGTACTGATCTATGCTTAACCCAAATTTTATTCCACCAATTTGGATCTGCACAATATACTAAAAGAGGATACCATAAACCATCATTTTTTATCCGTGGCAAGTCCCTTGTAAGGTACCTATTGTCAAGGTGTAAATCCATCGGCGTAAGTTTGTTTAACTTAACGCTGATTGTTCTATTATCTTTCCATTTGCAGTGTAAAGTTTTCATGTCATTAAAAAAGGCTACTATATATTATATAGCAGCCTTTTTATTATGGTTATATTTTATTAGCTAGTTGCTAATTTTAAACCTGTGTTAGTTACTGTTGTGCCAGTGACGTCTACACTATTTGCACCAACTGTTGCACCTAATGCTCGAATTGCTGATTGTATTGTTGCTGCAGTCCAGCCGCCGCCAGTGCCTTCTAGCATAATACTAATTTGACCACTTGTGTTGTTTTCGACTTGCATGTAAGTTACAGTTGCTTTTGTTAGCACTTCAAAAAGAATTGCTTCAATACTTTCACCAGTTTGACCTTCTGTGCGAATATCTTGTGCTGTGCCCGATCCGTTTGCGACAATAATTGCATATGCTTCTGGCTGACTGCCACTAAAGCTAACAAGTTCGCCAACCGCTGTATTTTGGTTAACACCACTAAGTACATCACCGTTTACACGAGTTACTTCTGCCATTTTTTATCTCCGTTTACGTGCGCATCTGCGCTGTTAGTATTTATCATATAGTCATAAAAAAAGAACGGCTATAAAAACCGTTCTTTTTCTTACTCTTAGAGTAAATTTACTGAGTAAATGTTAGTGTAGTTGCACTAGTAACGCCAGCTGCGCCGTAGCTACTACCGTCAGTGATACCTGCACCCTGAAGTAGAAGTGTTAGTACGTTTGCAGCAACGATAGTACCAGCAACAGTGTTGCCTTCGCCTTCGGCTTTTTGGACCGCGGCTTTCATTTCGTCTTGTGTAATGCTACTTTTGCTCATTGTAACTACGTGAGTTCTTGGACCTACGCCATTGCTGTCAGTTACTGAAGCGTTTGAGTTTGTTAGTTCTGCCATTTGTTCATCCTTTGACTATTAATATGTTGTTATTTATCACCAACCGGCGACTTTCTTGCCTAAATAATACCCACCTGCACCGGCGGCTGCCAATTTTGCCCATAGTGGAATGCCGCCGGGTTTGGTAGTTTCAGCACCTGCTTTTTTTGCAACACGTGCAAATGGTGCATAAAAGTCGACTTGTTTGAGGTCTCGACTTAACCCTCTGTGTACTCTAGCTATTGCTTGTACACGCTCGTTGCCTAGGGATCTGTCCCAATCGGCAACTACTCGCCTAGCACTGATCAACCCTGAGCTTTTAACTCCCAGCTGTCTTTGCAATGCTAGAAAGAATCTTCTATCATAATTGGCATCATTTTTGCCTTGTGCAATATTTCTTAACCAAGATTTAAGTTGTAAACTTGGCACCGACACTACACGGTCATTTATTATTTTATCAGAATACCGATCTGGACCAAGTAAGATCTGAGCCATATTATTAAAATCACTTCCGCTACTACGCCAACCAGATAGTCCGTTGGATAATGTGCGAGTTGCATATTCTTTTGCAGCTTTAGGATTTTCGTATTTCATGATTTGCAGTGCCAAAGCACTGTTGAAAAAATTGTCCGCTATATTTCCTATACCTACTTCTGGCAAATTAGTCGGGTTCCTGAATACTCTAGCTTCACCTAAATCTTTAATAAACATATAACTCATGTTTGAGATCCTTTTGCTATTCGTCTTGCTACTAGTGCCTTTGACATTATGTCTAATATACTACGGTCATTTAACTTAGCAGTTCCAATTTGTTTTTTAAGTACATCATCTAATTTAACTTTGTTGTTTGAACTTAGAAATGCGTATAGATTTTTTCTATATACTTGCTCATCGGTCATATTTGTACCAGCCCGCTGCAATTTCTTAACAGTATCATACCATTTTTTTCGATTTTGTTTAGCAATAATAGTATCTTCTGGACGTAATTTATTAACCTGTTTTTTAATCCAGTTTGCACTTTTTTGTTTAGCTACTATTGTTTTACTTGCACCAGGTGTTGCTTCATTTAATATATCTACAATTTTCATTGTCTATACTTTCGTACACTGCGACTAAACTTTTTATTGTCTTTTCCTCGAATGCTATTAATCAGTTTTCTCTCTAAATCTGCTGCAGTAGCAGAATCAAAGTTTTCGTATATCATGTTTATAACATTAATAGCACTGGTAATTGCATGGTTGGCACGACTTTCAATGACCGTCGCACGATCCTCTTGAGGAACCATGTTACTAATTTCTTCGAGAATACTGCGAGTTTTCTTTTTCATATATGTATTTATTTAATTTTTATAATTGATTGAAAGTAAATGATTTAGCTACTTTTGGCAAGTAATTAACTTATGCCAGCCCATAACTTTTTCTAACGCTTTAAACATGTCTACCGGCATAGCTTTAAACCAAGGCTCATACTCATATTCATAGTTAATATATTTTGACACAATATAAGGAAAAATATGGTCGTTTCTAATTTCTGTTATATTGAATTGAGACAGAAGCTCGCGGACTTCTTGGTCGTCATAGGTTAAAGCGATTGGGCAACCGCTTTGGGCTTCAGGTTGGTCTAGCCCAGCCTCGATCATGTTACTTTTCCAAGAGTTTTTTGCATAAAGCATCAGTTTAAATAAGGATTCGGAGTGCATTAAAGGCCGTACTGCTTCGACAACTTTAGATGGCATCACTGTATGGTGGATAACACCAAAAGAATAAATCAAGTCAAATTTTTCACCAAGGAATACTTGATCAATTTCTTCAGCATTTGCACACTCAAGTCTGCCCGTCAATCCATATATTTCAAATCTATTCTTAGTTAAAGTTAAGCTTTCCTCCGAAAGTTCTACTCCAGTATATTCTGCACCTGCCCTTGCAAAGTTAACTGCATCAGTCCCAATACCACAACCAATCTCTAGAACTTTTTTCCCCTTCCACCTCTCAAATTCTGCAAAAGCAGGAATGTGTGGTTCAACAAAATATTTTCTTTTTTCAACTTCATCAAAATATTCTTTGCTGCCTATAATAGCCTGAGAGTGCTTTACATTACATGGGCGTGTATTCCAGTATTCCTTAACTTCATTAAGTGTAAGAGCCATTGAAATTTCCTGTCTTTGTCATACTTATAGTTTTTTAAGTTTAGATCCGCAACTAGCATCACAAACAATTAATCTTCCATCGTCGAATGTTTTTTTATTCCAGCATCCGGGTATCAAATTAAACCATTCTATGCATTCTGATAAAGTGTATTCTAATGCATTGTTTTTGGATACTAGTGCACTAATTTGTTTATTAACAGGTTGATGCCATTTACCATGACCGTATGTATTCGGTGAAAACCCCATAAAACAACACGGATACACATCGCCAGTACTGCTAATATAAATGCTATTATTATTCAGCGAAACGCACTTGACAGATTCTTTTATTTCATCATCGATGTCTTCAATTAACATATCGCCATGCTGCATGATATCTGTATAATGAGATAATTCGGTACTTCCTGAAAAATTGCCAAGTACACGCTCTAAATTACCGTCGCGGTCAAAAACTGGTCCAGAGTTTCTATCATGGTCTACTAATTGAAATTTTGAAAATCCTAAATCCTTGCTCAGACTTTCAGCAGCCGAAACCTGATGTTTGTTGTGTTCAAATTTAATCATTTTCCATACAGCATTGCCTCCAGCTGAAATAAAGGCTTTAGCATTTTTTATAATCTTATTATAATCAGTATTACGTCTATAGATACTATGTGTATCTACTAATCCGTCAAGTGCAAAATAAACTGTTACATGATATTTTGCTAAAGTTTTCCAAAATATTTCATCCTGTAAACTTGCATTGGTAAAAATATCAATTGGCGTATCTAGATATTCAACAATAGACAACAGTTCTGGGTTCATTAACGGATCACCAAAATTGCCTTCAAACGTAAAATTTTTAATTTGTTTTAAAAAATTTTTATTAAAAATTTTCTTTATTTCGTCTAGTGTTAGATGTTTTTTAACATACCCAAGATCAATTTTTTCATAGCCAAATAAATTTCGAGGACACAACGGACAACTAGCATTGCAAAAGCTACTTAGTTCTAGCTCAACATGTTTGATTTGGTTAATTAAAAGCATTTATATTAGCTACTCTTTAATCCTGCTAACATATTTTTTAACTTAGTACTTTGTACATCTGCCTTAATCTTAGGCATTTCGTCAACTGATTGAGAGTTATTAGTTACAGTAGTTTTCTTTTTTAGTGTATCGTATACTGTACTACTTGGCGGTGGACTATAATCATCTTCGTCCCCAGCATCAACAATACGCAAACTATCAACATCAAACGCTAATTCTACCTTTTGTCCAACACCACTACTACTACGTGTTTTCATTAGCTGTAGTTGATAACGTCCAGTTTCTCTCATGCTACGAGTAGTAAAGATACCAAACACATTATCTGCAGTATTAATTTTACTGATGCCTCCGGAGATATGACTGTGGTCGAACTCAACTTCTTCTACTGCTCCTCTATTCAACTGACTAGCAGTAACTACAATCATATCAAACTCTTTTGCTAAGTTACGCAATTCCTCACTTACATATTTGTCTTTAACAAACATATCACTTGGGCTAACTTTTGCACTAACTGGCATAAGCAGATCCAAGTAGTCAACACAAATGTAATCACACTTGAGCCCAGTCTTGATTTGCAACTCTTTAAGATAGCTACGAATATCATTAACATTGCTCTGTGCTGGCATGTACTTGATTTGTAGCTTGCCAGACTTTTTGCCCATCATTTTGACTTTCATTTCAACACCGTCGAGGTCCTTGAAAATGTCTCTGCTGGGTATACCAGTGGTCATGCTATCGATACGCATACTACAAAGATTTTCACTAAGCTCTAGTGTAATAAAAACACCATTCTTTCCTTCTTGCATCCAGTTAACAGCTAAGTTTTGCATAAACAAACTCTTACCAGACCCAGAACCTCCTGCAAAAATTTCCAACTCACCTCTGTTGAATCCGCCAAACAATTTACGATCCAGCGAAGGCCAGCCTGTAGTCATTTGTCCGTTGTTGTCTTTAAGTGCGCTCAATCGACTACGTGGGTCTTCAAAGTAATCAAGTCCCAAATCACGTGTTAGACTAATTTGTACCGCATCCTTGACTAGCTTTTCAATTGGATCGTATTCGCCCTTTTCAATTAAGTCAGCACTTTCTAGCACTACACGTTTAAGTGTTTCGTGGCGTGTAAAGCTTTCAAACTCATCTAAGAACCAGTCGGTCATTGTGCTATCTAAGCCATCGACCTTTTCTAACGGTGAACCAGTTTCTGCTTTTACTTGCGCAGGAGTTGGAAGATCATTGTACTTGTTGCTATACTCGCTGATAAAGTCAGCAGCACTTCTTAAACTACGATCAAAATTAATACTATCAAAGATATTTTGCACTCGCACAAAACATTGCGCATCGCTAATCATAATTTCTAAAAATAGCTTTTGTAGATCTATGCTGTAATCTTTAGTTGCCATGTTGTTCCTTGTTGTATTATATATTAACCGAAAACGGTCCTACTACGCAATTTGATTTTTAAATCATTAACTTCTACGTCGGCTAAAATACTTCGTAATGTATATAATTTGCCATAACGACAATGTGCTTCTGCACAATCTTTAACATCTTTTTCCCATAATGGAAAACTTACACCCCAGCCATAATCAATTGCTTGTTCTAATAAACGCTTGCCGCTGCGATCCTGGTCAGGCACAACTATAACTTGTTTTCCGAGACTTTCAATAATTTCTGCTTTGTTTTCGCTAACTTCATTTGTTAACACTGCTACGCCATCGACTGCTACAGCATCCAATGGTCCTTCGGTTACTATTACAAATTTTCTTTCGGCTGTTTGTGCATCTACATTAAACACATAATCACTATCAACTTGATTAAAATATTTTAATTTACTATTATCATTAATACTTCGTGCAGTATAACCAATTGTTTTGCCTTGCCATGTATATGGTACCATTACTCGACGATTCATTCCATGCTTAGATTCTGGGCTCCAATGCCAGTTATAATCTTCAAGCGAAAACCCTCGAGCTTTTATAAAATCAACTACTGCATTAAGATCTGAATCTAACTTATGTGCTCCTGCAGCAACTAAATCTAACACATTTCCAGAATCTGGTAAGTCTACTGGTTTAAAAGATTTACTTTTCTTTTTAAATTCTTGTTGCACAACATCCGTATCAACATTGCGCATTGCTTCAAACACTAATAGTTGTATTTGATCTGACGGCATACCCAACCAGTTAAGCAAATTTCTAACACGAAATCCAAGATGTCCTCCCGGTTGCCATCCTGTTTTATAGTTACAGTTAAAGCAATGATAACTGAACCCGCCTTCGGGTGTAGGCAATAATCCACCACGATTACGTTTATCTGGTGTTTCGCCACGATGGGTACAACAGGGCGCATTAAAACTAATCCACCCTTTGCTAGCCTGCTTTTTACGAGCAGGTAATACATCAATTATTGCCTGTTGTATCGGATTCATATTAGTAGTATATACTAGATTTACTCAAAGAGCAACTAGTATTTGTATAAGATTTTGTCTACACTACCGGCTGTTAACTCGATCTTAAATCGTATTACTTTAAACATACCTGTGAAGTTTGTATATCCTACACCTGTTTCTGTTGTATACGTGCTGCTAGTTATATCAATCCAATCGCTGCTACTAACACCAGTTGAATCTTCTAACGAACCTTGCACGGTTATTGTTCCACTAAACCCACTTAGGTAATATGCAGCAGTACTAATACCATTGTTGCCCAAAGTTACTACTATAACACTCGAGTACGCTGTGCCGTCGCTGTATGCGCCTACGGTAGGCTGTACTGCCGGAGTTGGTATCGGGTAAGCATCATTATGTATTTCAACTACACCACTTGCGCTGTAGTTATCGTCAACATAAATTGGGTATTGCACACCACTACTGTTTAGCATTTTAATACCATAATGATATTGATTCATTGTAAAGTCCTGAAGGTCTTCTTCAGTGATAGTAATACTCAACATACCTTTAGTTGCGTCTTCGATTGCCAAAGATCTATTTAGAATTTCTTTATTTGTTTTGCTATCTACAATACTTAATGTAAATTGGCTATCGGTAATATCAACATCTTTTTGGTTGTTATTGCGAATTTTAAACTTTACAGGATTGTCAACTCCTTTGTGCAACTTTACTGATTTTGAGTAATACATACGATTCCACCTATTGTCTGGGCTACTGGTGCCTAAAACTACCGGGTGAATTTGGTTGTATAAATATCCTATAGTAGTAAACATAAACTGCCCTTAATTAATAAAGATATTTATCGTAATGGACAACAATAAAATAAAACAATTGCTAGAAAAATACCCATTCCTTGCAATCGTACGTTATTCAGATTCTGAATTTGTATGTGTTATACAAAACCAAGACAGTGACGTAACAACTATATACGACTTTGGAGAATTAAAATCAGCGTTTGATCAAAAAAACTTTTTAAAATATGCCGAGCAATGGTGGTGGGAAAGTAACCGAATGATTCCAATCAACATATTTTTAAAAGACGATTGGAGAAAATTTTCATACAGTGCAAAAACACTGATAACTAAAGAAGTTGAAATAGTTGTCGGGCATTGTGTTAGACTAGATGAACTTTCTACTAAGCGTACCAAACGAAAAAGCATACAGCTTTGCAAAAAAATGAACTAGAATCAAACTCCCGACTGTAAGTTTATATCTAGTGCTACTAAGTGGGCATACGAAACAGCATGGCTATGTTTATAATAATAGCTATTATCACTGGGTTTTTGCCACACAGTTTCTGCTACGGTTGCCCAGGGCAATCCTATTAAATGTCGTTTAGCAGGACGAATAATACTAAGAAACATAGCCATCCTGGCAATACTGTTAGTTGGTTCCGGCATACGTTGCATAGTATCGTAATGGTTGCCAATGTGTACAATATTTTTTACAAAATGTTTATCTTGTAATTTATTCCAGTCTGGGTTAGTGTTTAATAATTCTTCCAAGTGAGCATTATCTCTAACCTTTTCGTATACACTAACATTAAGAAAATCTAATTTGATATATCCCATATCTTCTGCTTGTTTGTGGTCTAGCGTACACAAATTCATCTGAGGATCGCATGGCACAGGATTAACATATACTCCTGTGTTGTGTTTTACAATTTCATCTTTTCTGTGTATGCTAGCAGGAACATTTTTTATTAGTTCAAGTATACGTTCTCTATTTGCACTGTCAATATCAATATCCATCAATCAATCCCATAGTGCTTCGTAGTATTCGCCAAACAATTTAAATGCATTTGTAAGGCGTTCTTGTGTATCGTGCAAGCAATGCTTACAAACAGGATCAGCAAAGTTAGAACATTTGTCACGACACATCTCAGCGGTATCCAATTCTTTTGACTTGTGTCCAAACGCCCAAATCATTTCATCTAGTATTTCGTTCCAACTTTCTTCAGTAAGACCACTGGGATATCCATGTGTTGTTGCTTTGAGTTGTACAAGCATAGGATGAATAATCATAGCAAGTGTATGATCCATACTCCATGTGTCGTGTGGTTCTATTTCGACTCTTGTTGCACGATTTTTACGATATGGTCCAATATTAACTTTCATTATTAAAAACCTGACTGTGTCATAAGCGACTTACACCATTCTGTATCACTAGCATATCGTTTTAATTTAGTATTCCAAAAGTCAGGATCAATCCATGGATATATTAATACAATCTGCTCTTCGTTTAGGCGACTCAATACTGCTAATCCGCTTTCGCTACTGTAGAGCGCCCACGGACTAATGCGTCCGTTTGTTATACTTCTAGTAATTCGATTTTCCGAAGCGTGTTTAAAATATTCATTCACTGGATTATTAGTTTCAGCAGACCATTTTCCCATTTCGATAATGCTTCTTTCTAGCGCATCTCGAGGGTTTTCGTTCCGACTGTATTCCTGTAAGTATGTTTCATAGAAAATATCTTTGCACCAATGGTCGAGTTTTTTATTATTTTTAATAACCCATTCTATAAATCTTTCTGGATTTACTGCATCTATACTATAAAGATGCCTGCCAAACTTCACAAATGCAGCATAGTATGGACTTTTAGAAAACTCATCATACGTTTTATTCTCTTTGCCTTGTGTAAATTTAAAAAACTTCCTATATGCCTGAAATGCAAGTGTGACTCCTTTTTCATTTCTTTGTTGGTATCTACGCTTAGGCTCGCACAAATGACTAGCAAGTGTACTTTCTTTAACATAAGATTTACTGCAGAACTTACACTGGTATGGCTTTTCCATTGGTCCTAAGTCCTTAGCTGCTTTTATGATATCGTTTATGCCAGACATTAACTATTAATTCCTACTGTTATCATAATTGACTACCGTTTAAGTTCAGCTTTGATTTTCTTAGATTCCCATCCGTGTGATACCATTAACTCAACAAACTCGTCGTCGGTCATTACACTAGCTAATGTTTCTAGGTCGTCATCTTTAAAGTTTGGATTTAGCTGAGTTAGTATACGCATTTTGTTATTTGTTTTTTTGTCAGCTTTGTTCTTCTTCATTGGAGGAATATACTGATGATCGGCTCGTGCAAACTCATTAGGTAATGTAGTCATTAGCAAATAAATCAACTTTGCATGATTCTTAGTAAGACTACTAAGATGTCGATTTATTACATTGTTAGTACCCATAAGATAGTATCGATGCATGTCAGGATTATTATGACGTACGATACTCATATATCTACTGTACAACCAACTACTGAATTTTTTACGCTGATCGTCGTTGAGCTGTTCCCACCAATCTCTATCTTTGCGATTGACAGCACTAAATAGGTTAGCTAATTTAATTGCACTAGTGCTATTATCTACCATGCTTTGCCAATATCCACTACTTCACATTGTCTACTAATATCTTTAACAAAGTATGCACACTTAGGTTTCTCTGTATTATCCAATGGTACTGCTAGTATTTGCCCTGGCTTTAATTTAGGAAAATACCATTTAACATCATGATATACATCAGTAATTTCGATAGGTTCGTAATCAGGCATACTATCACTTAGTGGATTAAATGCAAATACCTTAAAGTCTCTATCATTCAGCCGTGCCAGTGGCAGTACTTCTAAATCACCGTAATCGCTTTCACCTATTAGAACTTGCCAATTGTAAGGCATGCGTATTTCTTTTCCGCCAATATTAAGAACAAAGGCAGGATCATTAAATGTTTCTAAGAATATAAGAGGAATAAAAAAGTAGTCAGGATCTTTAGGATTACTGTTGTCTAATACAGCAAATCGCAGGTCATCGACTTCTTCTGGAAAATCTGTCATTTCAAAGCAAGTATTTTCTGCTGTTAATATTCTCATTGGTTATCCTTTATTTGTATCTTACTATAGCACAAATAGTTTAAGAGGTCAAGACGATTTACGCCAATTTACAACATCATCTAGATTTTCTTGTGTCCAGTTATTATAATACCCCTGCTTGGATAATATAGCACTTGCTTTGTTTAACTTGCTTAAACGCTGTATCAACACAAGTATGCCTTTGCCAAAGTTCATAGTCACACCATTAATCACTTCGGGGTCGTTAGGATGATCCTCAAGTGCGACTAAGTCTTTATTTGATTGCTTACATGTGTTATTGAATCGCAATACATCAACTTGTAATTCATCTACACTTAATGTACCAGTGCTTGCGTATAATACTAGAACTTCTTTTGTATCGTCCCAATCACCATTGGCAAGTTCGTACAACTGATGTCGCAATGATGTAAGGTCGCTGTTAGAAAACTCTCTATACACAATTGTATCGTTTAACATTGCTTGTTTAGCAAACGGACATGGCACTGCGCCAAGCGTTGGGTTATGTTGACTTACCCAGTCTGATATCCATTCTTGAATATTTTCTTCAAACGTCATCCGGGAAGTCTCTGTACAAAAAGTGTTGTATAGTTTCTACATCCACTAGATGATTAAAGCCAACATGTTCGCTCTCAATGCTTTGTTCGTT